CGCATCCTTGCCGGTGCCCTTGGGCACCATGTAAATGTACTGCGCCGCATCCGCAGCGCTCGTGCTGATTGCTGCTGCAGATGCCACCACCTTGCGCTTCAGGTGGTCTGCCGCCGCCACCGCCTTGGCAACGGTATCCGACACCTGCGTGCTGGTCTGGTAGCCGCTGTCGTTATTCAGCTGGCTGGTCTTGGTGGGAACAGTAATGTTCACACTCTTGTCTGCGCCAATGGCCTGTGCCGTGCCGTTCACCTTGATGCTCTCGATCTTGTTGGCCTGCCCGCCAGCCGCTTCCAGATCCGCCACCCTCTGGGTAAGGGCTTTGGCTTTTTCGTTCTGTTTTACCGCCACCTTGTACAGGTGTTTCAGCTTCGCGGCATGGTCTTCGTTGTAGTCTGCCATCTTTTTTTCTCCTGTCAGTTCTCATCCAGTTCCTTCATCATGGCTTCAAACTCTTCGTCCGTCGCCAGATCCAGCGTGCTGATGTCCGCCGCTGTGCCGTAGATCACCGTCTGCACCTTTATGCTTTTGGTCGGCTTTTCTTTCGCATAGAACACTACGCTTCCGTCCCGTGTCTCGCAGAAGTACGCCATCTGCGCTGCTTCGGCTGCGTCACCGCTTTCCGGCAGTACCGTGCCGGAGGGCAAAAACAGTTCCCGGCTCATTTCCAGTGCCGCCTCGTTTTTCAGCGGGTGATCTCCCCGGCCGGAATCCACCCACCCTTCCGGCTGCAGTTCCAATACAAAGCTGCCCAGCACGCCGTTGCTGTCCTGCAGCTGCAGGGTCTCCGTGCTTCCATCTCCGCGGGTCAGCACCAGCGTGCGGCCCTGAGCAGCGGCTTTTTTCAGGTATCCGGCGCTCTTTTGCGGCACAGCGCGCACATCTTCAGCTCCCAGCACCACATTGCCGCCCTTGCCGTTCACACTTACCACCGGGCCATCTTCGGGCGGCGCAAAATTCTCGGCACGGTCTGCAGCCCGCTGCGCCCGCTCCGCATCGCCCTGAGCGCTGCCCGCCGCTTTCTGTGCCATTTTTGCCGCCTTTGCCGCGTCCAATCCGGCTGTCGCTGCAATGTCTGCGTCCTGCTTTGCTGCTGCGGCCGCGTTCCGCGCTTCCTTTGCGCTTTCCTGTGCCTCGGTCGCATATCTCAGCACCCGCGCCACAAAAAGCTCGTACTGCGTCGGGCTGATCTCTGCATCGCCGTCTGTGTTCAGTGTTTCATAACAGTCATACCGGGCCGGTCGGGTCAGCGCCCGGTATCCGTCCTCACCCAGAGCAAGCAGCATCCAGCTTCCGCAGGGACTGGCGGTAAATTCCTTACCCACCGCTGCGCTGTGCTCCTCGTCCAGCAGGATCGGTGTCGGCAGTGTGCCGTCCTGCCGCTGGATGTGCAGCGTCACGGCACATCCGGCCCACTCCTGCGGCAGCTCAAACTTCAGCCTTTCCACATTGGCGCTGCTCTGCCCGCCCAGATGCAGCACCCGCATCTCCGGGCCAAACTCCACACCGCCAAAGTTTTTCCGAATAATTTTTACCCGCATCCCGCTGCCTCCTTCCGTCCTTCTCAGCCTATCACACAAAAGTCCGTAATAACACTGCGGACTTTTTTCCAACTCTTCCGTTTCAAAAGAACCACATATACAAATCCCCCGGTGTGAAATCATCACGCCGGGGGATTTTTCTTTTCTTACCTCACTTCCGCATACGGGTCCGGTTCCGGTTCCTTCTCTGCTTCCTTTTCGGCCTCCTCCACCCACTGGGCAAAGTCTTTCTCTGTGTACAACTCTTTGCCGTCCGCGTCCTTGAGCGCCAACAGCATTTCTTCCATCTGCTGCCGGTCTGCATCACTGCCCGCAAGGTATTCCGGCTTTGCCGTCTCAGTGATCTCGCTTTTAAGTGTCGTCGCGCTCTTGCCCGCCTTCGCCAGCCTGTCATATTCTTCCTGCACAGCACCTGCGTCCCAACTGTCCACAGCTTCCACAAGGTCATCTGTCACGCTGGCGTTGTCGCCCTTCAGCTGCGTTTCGGCCAGCTGGTTCACCGCGCCGGTCACGCAGTCCACCACATCCCCGCGCTTTCCCTTTGGCAGGCCCAGCACATTGCTCAGCTGTTCGATCATCTCTCTTTCCAGCTCGTACCGCTTCTGGTCATTTCCTGCATTCTGCTCTTCAGCAGCCTGCCGCACCCGCACGTCGTACTTTACAAGGCGGCTCTTCAGCTGGCTGTACATCTTGTTTTCCTCAATGGTTCCCGCTTCTACCATGGCGTTCAGCTTCTCCACTGCGGCCTTTGCTTCGTCGCTGTCGCCGCCAGCATAGGCGTTGTACAGCCGGTCATACTGGCCGGTGGCGCTTTGCGGCACAGAATTAAAGCTGAACTGTCCTCCGTGCGCAAGATTTTCAAGGTCACCATAGTAGCCCTTTACCGCTTCTACGATCTTCCGTCCATTGCCGTAGGGTACACCCGCCACTTCAAAGCTGTCCTCCAGCAGCGTCATGCTGCGCTGCATCAGCTTATTGTGGTGCTTTTGCAGCTGTTCTTCGTCCATTTCACTGGTGTCTTTCCGGAACTCCGCAAAAAACTTCTGCACATCTCCGGCCAGATCATTCACCACGCTGATGCTTGCTGCACTCAGCACGTCGTAATCCTTACCGTTCACAGCATTGTCGATCAGACTGTATAACTCACTTCCGTACAAAAAGTTTCCCGCAAAACTTTCTGTGTACAGGCTTGCAAACCGTTTCCACATGCTCTTCACGGTCACATCGCCGTTTTCGTCCTGCTCCCGGTCCCACCGGTGCAAAAGGAAATCTGCGCCAATCTTCATGATCGCAAACACCGCCGTCTGTGCCGCCTGGCTCACAACAGCCCGGTTTCGCTGTGTTTTTGCCCTCTGCAATTCTGCTTTGTTTTCATCGCTCTGGTTCTGCCGGTAGCGTTCCGCCTGTGCCCTGTAATCGCCAATGGCATCCGCCAGAATGCCGTAGTTCTGGAAACGTTGGGTGGTGAACATGGTCAGCTGCTTCAGCAGTTCGTTAGGGTTGCGCTGAATGCCCGCCCGCTGCATCACGGTGTAGTTGGGCTGTGTCTGCTCGATCACTTTCTGATAGGTGCGGTTCACCGCTTCCCAATAGGCCGGGCTGCCTGTCGCCTCCGCGCCTTCAAACTCGGCCGTGTGGTGCTGCACGTATCGCTTGCTGCCTTCCCACAGGGCTGCCACCGTCACTTCGTCCATCCCGTTGATCCAGCCGGTCAGCCAGTTCGGCAGCTTGTCCATGCCCTTTTCCGCCAATGTTTCCTGCTTGCCAATGCTGGCAAGCTCGCCGTTCTGGCTGCCGCGCTTGCGCCAGTCCAGCAGCACGTCTCCGTGCTCTTTGATCTCCGTTTCCAGCGCTGTCCGCGCTTTGGGCGAAAGGTTCTTCACAAAGGGTACCACTGCCGCCATGGTGTCGCCGCCCAGTACGGCCGCTGCTGTGGGCAGGCTTGCCGCCTGAGCAATGGCAACGCCCGGGTTCAGCGTCAGCACTGCGCCTGCATAGTTCCCGCGCAGGTTTCCCAGTACTTTGTTAAAGGTGCTGGGCCGCTTGCGCTGGGTAGTCTGCAGGTCGGTCAGCAGGTCATCGATGTAGCTCACCGCATCCTTGCCCCACTGTTCCTTGATGATGCCGTTCTTCAGGTTTGCAAGCCCTTCCCGCGTCTCCACGCCGCTGTTCAGGATCTTCTGCACGTCCCGGATGGGCGCGGCCAGGCCCGCATACGCCGCCGTGTCCCGCAGGCTGCGCTGCACCACATTTGCGCATTCTTCCAGCAAAATGGGCTGTCCGCTCTTCACGCGGTTCTTCAGGAAACCGCGTCCCTCAATGGTCGCGTCCAGATTCAGGCCGTCGATTTGGGTTGCCAGCACCGATTTATCCACCGCAATGGGGTAGTAGTTTTTCACGGTTGCCCGCTGGTAGCCCACCAGCTGCAGGCTCGTCTCGTTGATGAGCTTCGCGGTGTAGTTGTCGAAGAACTCCTTCATGTCCGCGCACCATGCCCGGTCATAGTCAGTCATGGCCGCTTCCACCGTCTGCAGGATGCTATCCGCTGTCGGGGTCCCGTCCGCATCCGTCAGCATTCCCAGATGTACGGTCTGTCCCTTCTGGTAAGCCTGCTCAATGTCACCTTTGTTGTACAGCTTTGCATCCGGAATCACAAGTCCGCCGTTCATCAGGTGGTTCAGGCTGTCGGTGTTGTGCAGGTGCATGTACAAACTGCACAGCTGTGCATGGGTCAGTTCGGCTTTCTTTCCCTTCACATCGGTCAGGCCCACGTCCACAAGGTCTGCGCCCGGGCCTGCAAAGTTCTGCATTTCCTTCATGTGTTCTTTTCCGGTCACGTTGGCAAACAGCTTTTCGCCTTCCACGGTGATCTTCGTCTGCCGGTACTGGCCGTCGTTCAGCATTTGGGCCATCTTTTCCATCTGGCCGTTCTTCGCGTAGCCGCCCAGCATACGGAACACCCGCTCCGCGCCCAGCATATCCAGCTGATACTTTGTCAGCAGATTGTGCACGCCGTCCAGCTTTCCGCCGGGGTGGTTGCCCTTGCTGGCATTCACCTCGCTGGCTGCGCCTTCTGCGATTGCGCTCACTTCTTCAGCCTTTGCAAGACTCACCGTCTTGTTTGCATTGCGGATCACATGCAGCGTCGAGCTGGTAATAGCCTTCAGCATCCGCATCTGATCCACCGTCATGGGCAGATAGGTGCGGGTCTCCGTCTCCTTGATACGTTTGCGCAGCCGTTCCTGCAGTGCCCATGCTTTCTCGCTGTCCGGTAAAACTTCTGCCTCGGCCAGCTGCTCGTGCAGTTTGGTCAGCTTTGCGTCCTTTGTCGTCTGCAGGTCGTCCCGCAGTGTCTGGATCAGGGTATCCACGCCGGTCTGCTTCCATTCTTCGGTCATGGCGTTGGGGCTGTTCTCGCTGCCCGCACTCTGCCGGATTCGGTCCTGCAGCCTCGTCAGCTGGTTCACGGCCCGTTCGTTCAGAATGGTCATGTCCGCCAGCTTTGCCGCCTGTGCTGCCGCATCGATCAGCCCCGGCTGTACATACTTGTCCTTGCTGGGCCGCAGCAGCATCTGGTTCAGCTGTGCCGCGTTCTGCCGGATGCTGCGTTTCAGCTCATCCATCTTCCGTGCATCCCGCGCCCGTTGCACTCGCTTTTCCGCTACTGCCTTCGCAACGGCAATATCTTCGTCCCGCTGCTGTCGGGCTGTTTCAATGGCAAGGGCATTCCGCTGCGCCTGTTTCTGCTCCCATGCGGCCCGCTTACGTTCGTTATCCGCCTCCCATTCCATGATCTCATTTTCCTGCACGATCAGGCTGTATTCCGCCTTGTCCGCGCGCCGCTGCTCTTCCCGTAGCCGCATACTCAGATCTGCATTTTCCTCCCGCAGTTCTCCCATGCGTTCCCGATACCACAGCTTTGCTTCATCCAGCATTTCCTGCCGCTCGGCCTTCAGGCGTTTCACTTCCTGCTTCATTTCCCGCTCATAGCTTTCCCGCAGCACTGTCAGCTTTTCGTTCAGGTTGCCCACATTGGAAACATCCACACCAAAGGTTTCAAGGTTCTGGTCCAGCAGCTTTTCCGCTCTTGCGTTCTGCCGCTGCAGTTCGGCCATCTGCTGTACTTCGGTGTTCTGGTTTGCAGTGTGCCGGTTTTCCTGCATTCTGCGGCCAAACTCCCGCTGCTGTGCTTTCTGTACGCCGCGCAGTTCCTTTGCCACCTCTGCAGCACGTTCTTTGCTGCCTGCTGCGGCTCTTGCCACATCCATATTGTGTCGCTGGATGCCCTCAAAGATAGCCTGCGCGTCAGTCATCTCCGGTGTCGCCATAATGTCACCGATGATCCTGCCCGCCAGTTCGATCTTTGCATCCTCATACTCTGCATCGTCTGCAAACCGGCTCATAGTCGCAGGCTTGATGGCATCGTGCAGGTTCATCAGCACATTCAGCCACTCGGTGCTTTCCATGCTCATTGCGCCATCCACACCCGCCTGCTGCGCTGCAGCTTTCCACAATGCCTTTGCACCGTCGCTGGTGCCGTCCACAGCGCGGTTGTCGTTGATCACGCTTTCGTACTGCTGTGCCGGGTTGCCGTCCCGCACGCTTTCGGCCTGCCGCAAGGTCACGCCGTGCCTGCGCGCTTCGGCCACTGCTTCACTCCAGCTGCCGTATGCTTTCACCAGTTCTGCCTTTGCCTGTCCGCTTCTGTTCACGGTATATTCCAGCTTGTGCAGTTCCGGGTATTCGTCCCACAGCTCACTGTTGCGGTAAACTGCCCCGTCCAGAATTTCTCCCGCCAGCGTTTCGGCCAGCGCATTGGCTTTTTCCATGTCCGCACCGTCGGCTTTCAGGTAGTCCACCAGTACCTCGGTCTCCCTCGCAAGCTTGGCCCGGTCCGCCTTACTGCCGTTCGCCTTTGCCCAGCGGCTGGCCAGTCCTTCAATGGCTGTCCGGCTCACCTTCACACCCCGTGTCAGCCCAAAGAACTGGCTCAAGGTGTCCAGTGCTGCAGCCTTGTCCGCAATGGTGCGGCTTGCCATCTGCTGGTCGTTCCGTTTTGCATCCCGGTCGGCCTGCTCTGCCAGCTGATAGCGGAACTTTGCAAGGTCGCTTTCTTGTGCCAGTTCACCGGTCTGGTAATATTCCCGGATCTCCCGCACTACGCGGTCAGCATCCACACGTCCGCTGTATTCCTTGCCGGCTGCCACCCGACCGTCTGCTGTGGAGATGTCCAGTGTGAACTGCCGTTTCTCGCCGCCCAGCTCCTGCACCATTCGCCAGATCTGTTCCAGCTGCTGCGTGGTGGGTGCTGTGTCTGCCGAGAGATCCACTCCCGGTGCTTCAGCCATCACGCGCACATTGCCGTCCAGCAGAAATTCGTTCAGCGCTTCCGTTCCATTTTTCACCTCTGCCGAACCGAACACGCTCATGATCTCCCGGTGATCGGTATCTCGGGTTCGGTCATTCTGGGCAAAGTCCAGCATCTGGCCGTCCGGCAGAATGTACCCGGCTCGTCTGAAGTCCTCTGTCGTGCCAAACCGTTCTTTTGCCAGTACGCGGCGGTATTCCGCCTTTCCGCCGTGGGCTTCGGCCTTGGCATCATATACCGCCTGTTCTGCTTTGCCTTTTTTTGCGTTCTGCTGCTGCATCCGGGCACCGGCCTCTTTGATCCGGCCGTTCAGCACAGCGCTCTGGTCTTCCAGCTGCGCCATACGGGCATTGTAGTCTTTGCGCTTTGCAAGATAATTCTGGTATTCTTCGCTGTCCCGGTAGGCTTTTGCTTCTGCAGAAAAAATCCCCAGTGCCTTCTTCTTCGCCTCGATCTCTTTCACGGCGTCGCTTCCCAGCCAGGCACTGCGTTCTTCCTTCAGCTCCCGCCGCTGCTCGTCCAGCCGCTGCTGTTCGTCGCGCAGCTTCGTCAGCTCGTCTGCCTCGCTCAACTGATATCGTACATTTTTCTTCAGCGTCCCGTCATTTCCCTTGTTTTCAGCGGCTTCCTGTGCTATACTTTGGTTAGAGATCTTCGACCCGCTGCTCCCCGAATCTTCGGATTCCATGTGGGCTTTGCCGAAGGTCTCCGTAAAGCTCTCCGGCAATCTACTCCTTGAATCTTCGGATTCTACGTGGGTACCACCGGAGGGCTTTATTTTTGTTTCTTTGATGTTAACAATATCATAAAAAATCTCCCGTGTATCCGGTTTGATGGCTGTCAGTACATCTGCCTCATACGCGTTTTCGCCCACGCGGATTTTAATTCTTCCGCGGTTGAAGGCTTCCGCATTTTTGTGATTTGCGGGCTCGCGGTACACTTCATC